TAGGTATTTATAGCTCAAATTCTGATGGTTACCCATCATCACTTATTTTAGATGCTGGGACTATAGACACTTCAACGACAGGAGCCAAAGAAATTACTATTTCACAGGCTTTAACTCCAGGGCTATATTATTTTGCTGGAGTCAATCAAGGCTCGACTGGTAACCCGACTATGCGATCTTACAGCCCTACAAGCGGAATTAATGCTCCTTTAGGTGCTACTTCGATGCAGACTACACAATACGCTTCGTCTATATTTCAGGCATCTGTTGGCGGTGCTTTACCTAGCACAGCATCAGGACTTAGTTGGACGACCATTCAAGGTCCTAGAATTCAATTTAGGGTGGCTTAATATGGCAAAACAAATCACCTACGGCATCGGCGGTTACGACCCAACCAAGCCAAATAACAACATCGTTGAAGAACTCGACATCCCAGATACGGAGACAGAATGAACATGAAGCATCCAGTAGTAATCTCAGTCGGAGCATTCCTAGCCGTCTGGGGTACAACCTCAAACTTCGCTCTTGACTATCGCGCCATCCTTGGATCGATCGTCGCTGGAGTGTTCGGATACGCGAGCCCTAAAAAGTAATGGACGCGGTAGATATTGCGGCAGTCGCCGTAGGAATAGTTACAGTCCTTGGCGGAGTAGCTGCTTATCTACAGTTCTTGGTAAAGCATTACCTCAATGAACTTAAGCCCAATGGCGGCTCATCGATCAAAGATCAAGTTAATCGACTAGAAACGCGTGTCGATACCATCATCGAATTATTGGGTAAGTCACACTAAGTCCATGGCACGAAAGAAAGTCATCGATCTCGATACTTATTCACAGCTAGATCAATGGGCTATTAGCCTGCATGAAATGTATCGCGCACTTAGGCGAGCAGGTTTTGCCGTTGATCTATGTTTAGCAATTATCGCTGATCGAGACGCTTACCCAGACTGGATCTTGCCATCGATCCCCGACCGAGTGGATCGCCTACCTTACGAAGACGACGATGAGGACTAATGAAACGAACCGTAGTCATTCCAGACCTGCAATGTCCCTACGAAGATTCACATGTTGTTCGCAATCTCAGTTTATTTATTAAGGCGTTTCGCCCCGATGCTGTCCTTACTATCGGAGATGAAATCGATCTCCCACAGATCAGCCGATGGACAGAAAATACCCCAGGGTGGTACGAGCAGACACTAGCTGAAGACCGAGATCGCACAGTAGATGTTCTATGGTCGCTCTTCGAGTATTCCAAGGAAGCCCATATGGTGCGTTCTAATCACACGGATCGATTGTATAAAGTCATCATGAAGAAGATCCCTGCATTCCTATCCTTGCCTGAATTGAAGTTCGAAAAGTTCCTAAAACTTGATGAAATGGGAGTCAAGTTCTGGACGACCCCAATGCCTATCGCGAAAGGCTGGATTGCTATTCATGGGGACTTAGGCAGTCTCAATCCAAACCCCGGACTTTCAGCTCTGAATCAAGCCAAGCGCCATGGCCAGAATGTCATCATGGGACACACGCATCGCGCTGGTAGAAGTGCCCATTCTGAGGCTTCTAACGGGGTTCTAAGGCGAGTTCTCCATGGAGTCGAAGTAGGACACGCAATGGACCTAAAAGCCGCCAAATACGTCTCCACGCCCAACTGGCAACAAGCCTTCGCTATCGTCACAGAGAATGGAAAGAACGTCCAAGTCGATCTTATCTACATCGAGAAGGACGGGACATTCCAAGTCCACGGGCGTCGCTATGGACGATCTCGATAACGAGCTTGATCGGGACATTGACGATCATATTGACGACGCAGAATCGTTACCATTTCGTTATCAAAATCTTATTGACCTAGCCTAGCGATCTGGCATTCTTATCCCATCGGGCCAACAAACCGATACGGGAGCAAAAATGCTAGAAGTAGAAGTAATTGATAAGTACCTAAAATGGTTCAACGACGGCAAGATCACAGGATCAGAACTTGCAGAGCTGCTATTAAAGAAGGTGGCATAATGTTCGATCCATCATTAGGTGATTTCCTAGTCATGATTGCAATGGCTGTGCTGTATTTCCACATTGGCCGCATTGTCGGCATGAGGGTAGGGTATCTCCAAGGGCGTAAAGCCGTTCGAGAATACTACGAAGCAAAAGAGAAGGTGCGAGTGTGAAAGCAAATGAAGTCCTATTATCAGCTACTGACATCATTGGAGACCGAGGACGAATATATGGTCATCCTCGTATCAATCAGACTCGAATCGCATTACGACTCCAGCAAATGCTCGAAACTCCAATCTCAGACCATCAAGCATGTCTGGCGATGGTCGAAGTTAAACTTGCCAGATTACAAGAAACAGCAGATCACATTGACTCCTATATCGACGCATGTGCTTACCTTGCACTAGCTTGCGAACTAATTACAGAAAAGGACGAGCAATATGTTTAATCTTGAAGATTACGAGACAGTAGAAGAACGACTAGCCAAATTTTGGAAGGATCACCCAGATGGACGTATTGACACGAAACTTATTGAGGCGAGTGCTACGCGCTTTATCGTTCAGGCTTACGTTTATCGAACTGAAGTTGATCAACACCCTTGGGCTTCTGGGCTCGCGGAAGAAACGGTATCGGGTCGTGGAGTCAATGCTACTTCAGCTCTTGAAAATGCGGAAACTTCGGCTCTTGGTCGCGCACTTTCGGCGGCAGGTTATGCACCAAAAGGCAAAAGACCTAGTCGAGAAGAAATGACTAAGGTTGCAAAGATGACTGAAGTAAAGGCTAAGATCGATGAAGTAAAGGCTAAGATGGCAGAGACATCTGGAGAATACATCCCAGTTGTAAAGGAGGACGATCCATGGACTATCAACACAGCGAATATGCCGCCCACAATGGGGGAAGCCGTTGCGACGGTGAAAGAAATCATTGGCGGCCAGACAGAGAAGGACATTCCCCGGTGCCCTCATGGGGACATGATTTGGCGGACGGGACAGAGCAAGGGTAAGCCGTGGGGTCACTTCAAGTGCCCTTATGCAGTAACTGGTGAACTTACTCGATGCCCATCACCAAACGATGTTATCTGGTACGAGATTAACAAAGAAGGCGCATGGCAACGACAGAAGGCGAGAGCATAATGGGACGTTTACAATTCTTGAACCAAGACGGCGAATGGGAGTCATTCCCGACCGAGGATGAGATTCATCGATCGAAAGAAGTCATTGCAATCCTTGAGGAATTTACATTCACTACTCGATGCTGCTTATGTAATGACGCAATACCTTACAAAGATATTAAGGTAAATCTGGCTAATAAGAGCTGGTCATGTTCTAAGTGCCACGCGGTCAATGGCCTCACAAAGCCGTAAATACCGGGGATTCTCGACTGAGCGTGTTGTCGCCCGTTACCTATCGGAATGGTGGCCACATGCAGATATCGGTCGAGGGGCTGGAAAAGATATAACACATGTCCCGTTCGACATGGAAGTTAAAGCTAGATCGGCGTTCCAGCCAAAAGCGTGGATCGATCAGGTAACTAAAAGAGCTGCTAAAACTGGTGGGCTACCTCTAGTAGTTGCTCGCTTGAATGGTCAAGGGGAGAAGAGTCCACAGGACTACCTTGCATTCATGAGATTGGGCGACCTGGTCGATCTATTGCTTAAGGCAGGTTACGGGGATTTCAGCGATAATCTTGCTAAACTAGAGCCTATGAGATGCAAGATGTGTGGCGCATGGGCGTTCACCGAAACATGCAGAACATGTCAGGTTGATCCAGATGCCAACTTATGAGTTCGAGTGCGATAACGAGAACTGTGAATCCAATGCTCGAATAGAACAATGGTACTCAGTCAATGAGCCGCACGATTTGATATGTCCTTATTGCCAATCATCGATGCACAAAGTTTACAGCTCTGTAGGGGTCTCATTCAAGGGATCAGGATTCTATTCAACCGACAACCGATAACGAAACACCGCTCTGAACAGGACTTTTATGAATGTATTTGACACGCATGGTACTCTCAGGGCTAGAGCCCATCAGGGGCTCAAGGCGGCCCCGGTAGGGACAGGCCGCAAGGTAGCCATCGCTATTGGGATATCTCTATCTATGGCAATGCCCCTAGATGCACAGGCGTCAAACCTTGCAATCAAATACGTTAAAGACTTAGCCAAATACCAATTAACTGATAAGCAAGAATTATGCCATCATGAGATTGTTTATCGAGAATCGAGATGGGATCATAGAGCTGTAGGTAACCTCAACGGTACTAAGCGTGTATATGGTCTATATCAGATGAAGACAGAGAGTCTTAAGAACGCTTCTAGTATTAAGCAATTCTGGATGTATTGGCACTATGTAGGTTCTAGATATGGATGGACAGAGTATGATGAACCTAATTACTGCAAGGCACTACATCATCTAAAGACTAAGGGTTGGCAATGAGTAAGCGTTCAGCTCTAAGGTCTAATGGTTCAACTACTAAGTGGCGTAAGCTGCGAGAGATAGTGATCAGAAGAGATGGCGTGTGCCAGATGTGCGGCATGGATGGTAATCATGTTGATCACATAGTGCCACGCAAGTTAGGTGGAGATGATTCACTAAGTAATCTTCAATTACTGTGCCAGCAGTGCAATCTCAAGAAGGGGGGTAGGTTTTTTGATGAGCCTAGAACACCCATGACCCTCCTTGGTTCTTTTTACCCGAAAAACGCCTCAATAAGCCACTATCAGGATGATT